CGACGACGACGACGACGACGACGACGACGACGACGACGACGACGACGACGACGACGACGACGACGACGACGACGACGACGACGACGACGACGACGACGACGACGACGACGACGATGACGACGATGACGACGACGACGACGACGACGACGACGATGACGACGACGACGACGACGATGACGACGACGACGACAAGCCTAAGAAAAGGAAGAAGGCAACCAAGAAAAAGAAGGCAACAAAGAAAAAGAAGGCAACCAAGAAAAAACCAGCAAAGAAGAAAGCAACCAAGAAGAAACCAGCAAAGAAGAAACCAGCAAAGAAGAAACCAGCAAAGAAGAAACCAGCAAAGAAGAAGAAAAACCGTAAGTAACAAGAAATCGTAAGTAACAAGAAATCGTAAGTAACAAGAAATATTCAAGTATCTTTCAGAAAGGAGCCATTATAGCTATGGCAAAGAAAAGTAAGAAGAACAAAGACAAGAAAAGTAAGAAGAACAAAGACAAGAAGACTTCAAAGAGCAAGGATAAGAAGAAGAAGGCGAAGGGCAAGTCCAAGAAGACTGAAAGTGCTGGCAAAGATGAGTTTGGCAGTCGCATAGGCAGCCTCCACTCAAAAGTCAACGCCCTCCTTATGAAAAAGAAAAAGGGGTTGACTATGAAGGAGATTATGACAGCCGTAGACTCTGAGACTACCTTCTACAACCATCTGGGCAAGCTTGTTGAAGCCGGTTACGTGAAGAAGGCTGACGGCAAGTACAAGCTCAGAAAGAAAAAGAGAAGTTCTTGATTATCTCTGTACCTTTGAAAAAGGAGGCTACAATATGCCACGAAGAAATCTGTTTAACGAATTGGCAACACCAAGCAATCTGTTAAGAGATAGGTATATTGTGCCTCCTTTTTCTATTTTAGATGCAAGACAAGCATATTGGAGACGTAAAAAGAAAAGATGGATTAAACTTGGGATAAAAGGAGAGATTGGTAGAGGAGGAAAAGAAACATACTCATACCGTGATCCAGACAAACTAACACGGATAATGAATGACAAGGGAAAAGAACTTGCACCCACCTATCACTCACAAAAACTTGCTCCCGGAGGTGGAGGTGGTGGCTGTTGGATTGGTGGCCCTACTACTAAGAGCACAAAAAAGTTTGGGAAGGTTTTTAATGTAGAAGGTTGCTTTGATGACAAAGATTTAATAGGTACTTCAGTATTTGATCCTGTACTATGTGAAATAATGTATGAATGGTTCTGTCCTGATGGGGGTGTAGTTCTTGATCCCTTCGCTGGCGGCAGTACGAGGGGGGTAGTGGCTACATACTTAGGGTATGAATATGTAGGGATAGAATTAAGGCAGGAACAAATAGATGCTAACGAAGAACAGGCTGATAAGATAGGAGTATCGCCAATATGGATTCAAGGTGATAGCACAAATCTTTCCAAGATAACAAAAGACAAATTTGATTTTGTATGGACGAGTCCTCCTTATTATAACCTTGAGGTTTATAGCACCAAGGAATCAGACGGGTCCGCTTTTGCATCATATCCAAGCTTCTTGAAATGGTATAAAAATATATTCAGACAAGCTGCAAAGAGATTGAAGAAGAACAGATTCCTTGCGGTACAGGTTGGCGAGGTTAGGGATAAGAAAACTGGAGGTTATATTAACTTCGTGGGAGATACCATAAGTATCTTCAAGGAAATAGGTTTAGAATATTTCAATGAAATGATCCTACTTACGCCTGTAGGTAGTTTAGCTATACGAGTAGGAAGTCAGTTTGATGTGGGGCGAAAGATAGGGAAATCCCACCAGAACATCCTTGTATTTTACAAAGGAATACCGGCAAAAATCAAAGAGAAATATCCAAGGAGTGTTAAATGGTAAACACCAATTACACACATTTTGGAAGTGTTGAATACGATAACCACGATCAATTCAAAGGTATACCTATTTATGTTGATAATGAGGATCTGCAAGTGAAACTGAATTGGTGGCAAAGATTGAAAAGTTTACGACCTTGGAAGAAGTATGAGGCAGTAATTCTATTGGAAGATGACAAATACTTATTTTTCTATGGTAATGTGTATGTAAATCAAACAACCTTCAATAAACTAAAAGGTGTCAAATGAAAATACAAAGAGAAGAGTTCTTAAAAGCACTTGAATCTGTAGCTCCGGGATTGACTACAAGGGAGAGTATAGAACAATCTACGTGCTTTGCATTCAAGGACGGGGAAATTTTTACATACAATGATGAGATAATGTGCAGCATCCCTGCACCATTGGAAATTGAGGGAGCAGTGCAGAGTCAGCCTTTGTTGAAGTTATTGCACAAGATAGACGACGAAAACATAGAAGTCTATATCGTAAAGAGAGAACTCAGAATCAAAGGTCATAAAAAGAAGGCTGGGATACGGATGGAGGCTGCCATACTACTTCCAATTGAAACAGTGGAAATCCCATCCAAATGGAAGAAGCTACCGGCTAAATTCGACAACGCCTTAGAAATTGTCTGCGAGTGTAGCAGCAAAGACGATTCCAAATTTGTGATGACTTGTGTACACTTTCATCCACAATGGTTGGAAGCCACCGATAGCTACCAAATGTTAAGATTTGATGTCAATACGAAAGTCAAGGAAGCTTGTCTTGTAAAAAAATCCGCCATTAAATCTATTATTGGTTTGGATATGTGTGAGATTGCTGAGACAGATTCATGGTTACATTTTCGTAATGATGCAAAACTTACTGTTAGTTGTAGAAAATTCATAGAGGACTTTCCAGACATGGGTGAAGTTCTTGACATCACTGGGAAGAAAGTCACTCTGCCAAAAGGTGTTAAAGATGCCGCCGACAAAGCAGCAATCTTTAGTTCAGAAGATGTTGTTAGTAATAACATCAACGTACACCTTTCAGGAAATAAAGTCAGTATCGAAGGGAGTAATGTTGTTGGATGGTACAGGGAGAGTAAGAAGATTAAGTATAGTGGCCCAGAGCTGTCATTCCAAATATCACCAAAGACATTATGCGATGTTGTGGATCGTAACAATACTTGTGAAGTAACTAAAAACAGATTGCGAATCGTCACAGATGATTATGTCTATATATCTTGCCTTGGAGCTGACTAAAATGAAGAAGATATGGATCTGTATGAATTGTTCATATATCCACAAAAATCGGCCTATATATGATTGTTGCGTGAGATGTGGGTTGTTGTGTGTAGAAAAAAATAAACTGAATATACCAATACCCTCATGGTTGAAACATCCAAATCTTCTTGAGATCTGGATACGCATACCTTGGTTAAGCGTCTCCACAAATTTAATGCACAGATCTATAGACAGATTGATGTATAATTATATAGGCCTTTCCATCCATCTTGGACCTTATGGATGTAAAATGGGAAAAGATGGAAAGTTTTATGATAGAGGTTGGTCCTTTGCAATTAGCATAGGTGATGACTTAAAACACCAAAAAAGCTGGAGAGACAAGTATCAATCGGCTTTTATTGAACTGGAAGCGTATAAAAAAGCCTTTAAGAAGTTTTCAAAAACAAATAAAATCAATCCAAATGAACTTCCTAACTCTTACAAAGATTAATGTGAAAGTCAGGGTATAATACCCCCTGATGTGTTCGGATTGTAAGCACCACATGGTTTTTGTGATGAAAAATGGCAATGTAATTGTAGGAGGTATTGGCTATAATGAGAAGTTTCTTTGATGCAGATAAATACAAAACAAAAAAGAAAACACCTACCTTGTCAAGATGTGGGGAGTGTGGACTTTCCAAAGGATGTCACAGTCCTAAAATGAAAGTAACAGGGAAAGGTAAAAAAAGAATACTGATCATAGCGGAAGCACCCGGCAGAGAAGAAGACGAAAGGGGTGAGCAACTAATAGGTGATGCTGGACGTACTATAAGGAAGGTTCTCAAAAAATACGGGATAGACATAGACAGGGATTGTTGGAAGACCAACGCCGTGATCTGTAGACCCCCAAAGAATAGGAAGCCAAAAGATAAAGAGATTGCTGCTTGCAGACCAAACCTCGTTAAAACTATCAAGAAGTTAAAACCATGTGTAATCATACCCCTTGGTAGTGTAGCTGTAAATTCTCTCTTGCCTATCATGTGGAAGGAAGGTGAAAATGCCAGTATCGGCAGATGGCAGGGATGGGAAATACCTTGTCAAACTCTGAATACTTGGATATGCCCTACCTATCATCCTTCTTATCTTAATAGAACTCACGATCCGGTAGCTGAAAGCCTGTTTAGAAGACATATCAAGAGGGCCGTAGCAAAGAAGAAAAAACCTTGGTCGGATGTCAAGCCACCTGATTATAAAAATAGAACGGAGCTGATATTCAAACCGTCAAAAGCTATCAAGGCTATTAAAAGTCTTACCAAAGAATGTAGAAATGCTATGGCTTTTGATTATGAAACGAATTGTTTGAAACCAGAAGTCAAGGGAAGTTATATTGCATCATGTTCAATTTGTTTTGATGGCGATAATACCATTGCATTCCCTTGGACGAAGCGTATTGCTGAAGTTATGGCAGATGTTCTTACATCACCTATACCCAAGATAGGAGCTTGCATCAAGTTCGAGGAAAGGTGGACGTGGAATAAATTAGGCGTTCATGTGAATGGATGGGAATGGGACACTGTAATTGCGGCTCATGTAATTGACAATAGACCTTTAATCACAAGTGTCAAGTTCCAATCGTTTGTACTTCTTGGAACCCCACACTATACAGAAAGCGTGGATGGGTATCTAAGCTGTCCTCCCGGCGAACTAAATAGGATAGATGACATACCATTGAAAGACTTGCTCTTATATAATGGCATAGATAGTGATGTTGAATATGCCATTGCTATAAAGCAGATGGCAAGGATGAAAAAACAAATAGGGAGCAAGGGATGAGACCACTATCTATAGAAGGGTATAATTTATTACATGAAGGTTCTTTGACGTTTGCAAAGATGGAAGCAAACGGTATGAGAATTGACACGAAGTATCTTGCCAAAACAAAGAGGAAATTAGCAAATAAGATCCGTAGAATAAATGACAGGATGAAAGATTCTGAAGAATGGGAAATTTGGAGGAAAATATATGGGACCAAAGCAAACATGGGCTCGAGAGAACAGCTTGGTAGAGTGCTGTTTGAAGAGATGGGCATCCCATGCCATAGTTATACAAAGACAGGAAGAGCCAAAGTCACACAACTGGTGTTGGAAGATATAAATGTGAAGTTTGTTCGGGATTTTATTCGTATTGAAACCCTGAAGAAAACAGCCAACACATTTTTAAGAGGGATTGAAAGAGAAGTACACAACGGTTTTATTCATTCTGTATTTAATCTTCACTTGACTAAAACATACCGATCAAGTTCAAACGCTCCAAACTCACAAAACTGGCCTAAACGAGATCCAAAAATACAGAAACTGATTCGTAGGTGTTTTATACCTCGAAAGCCGGGAAATCATATTATAGAACCAGACTTTAGTGGTATTGAGGTTAAGATTAGCAATTGTTATCACAAAGATCCTACGATGACAACATATAATTCAGATCCACGAACAGATATGCACAGGGACATGGCATCTGAATTATACATGGTTGCAAGAGATCAGGTGTCAAAAGATGTACGATACTGTGCGAAGAACAAATTTGTTTTTCCTGAGTTCTATGGTGATTGGTACAAAAGTTGTGCAGGGTCTTTATGGGTTGCAATAGACCGTATGAATTTGAAGACAACAGAAGGGGTAGGCATTAAGGAAGTGTTACGAGATCATGGAATCACGAAATGTGGTGGGTGCAATCCAGAGCTTGACCCCAAAAAAGGAACATTCGAATATCATGTGAAAGAGGTTGAGAAGAATTTTTGGTATCATAGATTCAGAGTTTACAGTCAATGGAAAAAGGATTGGTATGAGAATTATCTTGATAAAGGTTATTGCGATACTTTATCAGGGTTCAGAATACAAGGAGTGATGGACAGAAAGAAAATCATAAACTATCCCATCCAAGGAACAGCATTCCATTGTCTGTTATGGTGTCTTAACAGATTGATGAAAAAGGTAGAAAAGTATGGGATGCTTACGATTCTAATGGGTCAGATTCACGATAGCATTATAGCTGATGTTCCTGCAAGAGAAGTAAAAGACTTTGTTGAGATGTGTCAGGAAATTATGACAGAGGAGCTTCCAAAGCACTGGAAGTGGATATGCGTTCCTATTGATATTGATATTGATATATCGCCGAAGGGTAAGGCATGGTATTATAAGATGGAAGATATACCATGAGAAAAAAGAAAAAAGAAAAAACCAAACGAAAGAAATCAACAATATCCGGCACAAAAGTTATAAGCTGGAATGATGTTGCTTTCCTAAAAGCAAAATTTCTCTTCAAAGCTACGAAGTATAAATATGTAACTGTGCAAAGGGATTTTGAAGGTTGGCGTCAGATTTACAATCGCCCAAGAAAGAATATGTTGGTATGCTGGATTCAAAAACAGGCAACTCCAATCGCAACAGTATTTGAAATAGAAGAAGCTGTAAGGAAAATATACAAGAAGGTAAGATACAAAACCTATTTTGAATTGATGGATAACGGCAAATGGATAATGAGAATTGAAGTGCTTAGAATAAGAGGTGGTATGAAAATTGTGGCCCTTTTAACGAGGAGAAATGATGAATAATAAAAACACCAATAATTTTGTTGATTGGATAAAAAGCATATTTACGTTTAATATGCCATCATGTAAACGAACCACGTCGGGAGGTTGTATTGATCCTCACAATGCAAAAAGGAGCTGTATTCTCACTCCATCCATTCTCTCACTACCGAAAGCTCCTTTACCTCCCGACACCAAATTAAAAGGATCTAAAATGGAAAAGGTTGCAACTAAAAGATGTAATCCACTACATATATGTCACAAAAAGTTCAAATCAGAAGAATGTGGATATATTGGGAGTGGGATATGGTGTGATCACACTTTTGCATGGTGCAGACATTTAGGGAATGTAAAGAATTTTGGTGGTGATAGATGTGATTTCCTAAAGAATAAAAATAAAAAAGAGGTTACTCCAGAATGATGATTATCAATGCACTATTTATAGGTGGTCCTTTGGATGGACAATGGAGATGTCTCAGAAATACACAGCCAATAGAGTGCTGCATAGCTCCCACAAATTATTTTCAAGAAGGAGATAATAAAATTCCAGATTCATTTTTAGAAATCAAAACTCTCAAATATGTTGGGCGTTTCTGTGCCGGATCATGGGTGTTTTGTCCTGAGTGTTTTCATAATGAGCAATTGTTTGGAGCTCTTGTAGGTAACTACAAGAGAGGAGTAAGAGAAAGAAAGGATCAAAAATGAAAGAGCTTTACAAGAAATACAGGCCAAAGAAGTTCTCGGAAATCGTGGGACAAGATGCACTCATTGATATGATAATTCAAATGCTTGAGGAACGAAACTTCCCACAAGCTACTTTATTCATAGGCCCCTCTGGAACAGGGAAAACCACACTTGCTCGTATCATTGCAAAGAAGTTGAAATGTAAGAAGCATGATCTGTCAGAAATGAATTGTGCAGATATAAGAGGGATAGATAACATAAGAGATATACGGGCAAGGATGAGTAAATCGCCTCTATATGGAAAGCACCTGATCTGGATAATTGATGAGGCACACAAACTTTCAAACGATGCACAAAATGCTCTTTTGAAAATGCTTGAAGATACACCTCCGCATGTTTACTTCATGCTTGCTACAACCGATCCACACAAAATAATCAAGACCATAAAAACCAGATGTACCGAGATGGCTACACAGCTCTTGGATGATGACGATATGCAAACTCTCATCAAAACTACCACAAAAAGAGATGGTCGAAAAGTTCCGAAGAAGGTTGTAGCAAGCATAGTACATGCATCAGAAGGTTCTGCTCGTAAAGGTATGGTCCTTCTAAATAAAGTCATATATGCAAAGTCTGAAGAAAGAATGCTTGACCTAATTGAGAAGGCAACAGTCACTCAAAAATCCATAGAAATTGCACGGATCCTTTTCAAGAAGAAACCTAAATGGAATCAGGTTGCAAAGATACTGAAAGAGGTTGATCTGAACAACGCTGAATCGATCAGGTATTCAATACTCGGTTATGCCAAAACCATACTTCTATCTGGCGGACCTCTATCTCCTCAAGCCTACTATATCATTGATCAGTTTTCAGATAATCTGTTTAATACGAAGGCTGCTGGACTGGTTGCGATGTGTTATGCTGCAACGATTGGTATGCAAGACTGAAAAGAATTTTCAAAAATAATGAAAAGAAGGTAAGGGATGTGGCAATTATATATATAGTAGGACGCTGTGTTATTGTATGAAAGGGTGTTATTATGGGCCGAGTGAAAGTAAAAAAGCCGTGCAAGGAAAAGAAGCCAAACAAAATGAGCAAATTCAAACCTGAAAAGGTAATGGATATTGATCGGAACAACCTCGATCTGGAATGTGTTAAACTGCCGAAAGTATACTTAGTATTTGGTGAGGCATATGCAGAGTCATTGTTACATTCTGACGAGGCCGATCGTGACTTAAAAATCATTAAAGCTGAGCTGGATTTCAAAGTTCGATCAAAGCCCAAAAAATATAAGCTGAAGGCGAGGGTTACTGAAAAAGCTATTGAGAATGCAATTCTAACTTCTAAGGAATACAGGAAGGCCGAAAAAGTTTGTATCGAAAGGAGGTACACGACAAGTTTGCTCAGGGAAATCCTAAGATCTTTAGAAATGAAAAAGAAGTCACTGGAAAATTTAGTGATACTGCATGGACAAAACTATTTCTCAACACCAACTCCCAAGAATGTTGATAAGGAGACTGTAAAGGATTTACGACAGAAACTAATAGCCGGAAGAACGAAGAAACGTAAAGGATGACATATATGAACGAAAAATGGATAATCGCTATAATCGTCTCACTCTCACTAATATATGCCCATGTTCTCTTTCCTGTATTGATACATCAGTGTGCGAGACAGATCGCGTATGCTTGGGCTATGGGTAAAGATGAGGCAACTAAAGAGATGGAAGAAAGTAACACTGAATCTACTGAATCGCAATGTGGTTTTGATGGTTAGAAAGGTTGATAAATGTCGAAACGAAGAAAAAAGAAAAAAGGAAAGAAGAATCTGAAATTAGCAAGTGTAACAAGAAAGGCTGTTGACACTCAAAAGAGAGGGTATGAAGACACAGTTTGGAATACCCCTGAGGATGCTGAACGGTTGGTTCTGAAATCAGATAAGCCTCGTTACTTGGACATCATTCCCTACAAGGTTGGCAAGGGAAATCCAATGGCTGAAAAAGGTTCTGTTTACTGGGAGCGTACCTTTTTTATTCACAGAAATGTGGGGCCGAATAATTTGTGGTTTGTTTGTCCCGCTCGTACAGCAGGGAAACGATGCCCAGTTTGTGAATACATCTCCAAACTACAAAAAGATGCTGATGAGAACGAGGAACAGTTAAACGCATTGTCTATCAGCAGAAGGCAGTTGTGGAATGTGATTGATATAAAAGAGAGGGACAAAGGAATTCAACTATTTGAAATATCTCATCATTACTTTGGGAAGCAGTTGATAAAATCCCTCGATAATGCTTACGAAGATGATGAGGACAATTGTGATAACTTTGCAGATCCGGGGGATGGTCTCACACTAAAGTTGTCAGTAAGTAATGCTGATTTTGGGAAGGGCTTTGAAGTTGACAGTGTGGGATTCAAAGAGCGTAAAAAACAGTACAAAGATAGTATCGTAAAGAAAGCTTACTGTCTTGATGACCTTCTTAACATTGTTTCTTACAAGGAGCTCAAGAAAGCCTTGTTTATGGAGGACGAGGACGAAGACGAAGACGAGGGCAAGGACAAGAAAAAGAAGAAAGGCAAGGGCAAGAAAAAGAAACGTCGTGAAGAGGAAGAAGATGAGTGGGAAGATGAGGATTACGACGACGACGATGACGACGATGACGACGATGACGATTAGATAAGATAAGATGCCGGAGCGTGTTGGGGGGACACGCTCCGGCACAAAGGATATATATGAAAAAAAAATAAAAAAGATCTTACGTACCAAACGGAACAAGAAACAAGAA